TTAATAAATATGAGACGGTTGTAATGCCTAAATCGGCATTTCCGTCTTATTTGACCGAAGGCACGCAAACGTGCATTCGATCTATTACATACGACCAGCCAACGTTCCATGCAGAAATGGAGTTTTGCTATCAATTGCAAGACTGGGACAGAGCGCAAGCCCTGCCCCGAGGGTTCTTAGATGCTCTTGGGATTAATACTAATCCCGGGATTATCTGGAGAGCCATTCCATGGAGTTTCGTTGTTGATTGGTTCGTCGGCGTAAGCCGATGGCTCGATCAATTCCGATTCAATGCATTGGAACCTGTAACTCATATAACGCGGTACTTGTGGAGCTGGAAAGTAAAAAGAGCCGGGACGATTTCCCAAAATGGGAATCTATCCGACAACTTATACTTAAACAGCTCGCCGGTACCAATATGTACGGTGTTTGAGTCTGCTTATCAAAGGCAGCCTTGGGCTCCGGACGTATACAGTTCGCTTAAGGCGAACGGCTTGAACTTTAAAGAGTTCACGCTTGGAGCCGCTCTCGCCGCTACGCGGCCGGGCGTTCTTCAACCACGACGTCAAGCTCCCTTTGGAGGAGTCTGAAGCGTTGTGTTAGTACACTCGTGATTGGGGAGTTATTCCCAATTGTACGTATGCTACCAACTACGCTAAACACGAACGAAGTGAAAGATGCAGCCGGTGCGGAACTTGAGTTCCAGCGGCTGAATACTGACATGAGGCAATTGGAATTTGGCCTTATCGGCGAAGTTCCGAGTAATCCGCACCGTCTCAAGGTTTCACACCAAGAGATCGGCAGCGGAGCTACCAAACGTCGGCGGTCGGCAGTACGCGTTGACCTTACGGTCACGGGTACTTCGACCTTACCGCGCGTTATATCTGCCTACGTAGTCGTTGATATCCCCGTTGGGGATATCGCGAACTACGACAATGCCAAGAAAGTCTTAGCGAATCTGATGTCGTTTTGCGCCTCTTTGGGCGCTTCGACTACGATCCTCTATGATTGTACTGGCAATGGCGCGTCAGCTCTGATTAACGGGAGTCTGTAATGTACAGACGAACCGCTAGTCACCTTTCAGGGAAAAGGGTCCCCTACCTGATGATAGTCCTTTTGGGACTGGTCATCACTAGTTGTGCCTTTCGAAAAGTCAATTTGACTATCGAAAGTGGGAGTTTCATGACAAATGTCACGAACCTTCCTTTGCCAAACTAGTTGTAGGCACCTTGTGTCGGTGTCCAGCGAGAGCCTCGTAAGAGGTAGACTCGCGGACACCGATCCCTTCGTGTCCAGTCGTGTCACACAGCGTACGCATACTCTAGAAAGTGGAACCATATGGCCCACGATAAGAGTCTAGATGTCCCATTAAGGGTCATCGTTGCTTTGCTGTGTGATGCTCAAACATCATGCAGTGAAGTTTTCTCACCACGTGCATGCCGATTGACAACTCAAAAGGTTATCAAGAGGTATACACGGGAAGGTCTGGGTTTTCTAACGAAAACCCTTCCTCGTCTTGCCAAGGCCTTTGATCGGGCTTTGACAGGCGATATTCCGTTTGACTCTACCGAAGTAAGATTTGAAACCTTACCAGGTACAAAACTGCCTAGATTTCTAGGTGAGTTCTTCAAAAGGATATTCGCGCACGACGGTTGGGTCCTTCCAACTCCCTGCGTTGAATGCATCAAAATAGTAAGAAACATTCTATACTGTTTTTACAAGTATGAAGTTCCCTACAGTTCAGAGCAAGAAGGCGAAGTTATCCAGAAGTTCTTACGAACCGAGGATGACATCGCTCCTTACAACAGCCTATTCAATGACTACGCCGATGACCTCCATCGTGGAGATCTATGGCTCAGTCGTAATAGGATTGATACACGAACTTTGCGGCACAATGTTCCCGAAAGGGAGCTTGAGCTGCGAAGGCGATTCTGTCAACTTACCGGGGATCCAGACGTTTCATATGTTCTGGAGCTCCTGCGAGTTGCGTGGGATGCTCGAGAAACTCTTAGAAGAGTCTTCTCGTCATTCGACCATACGGATATTCATCCAAGACACGGCCCTGGAGCTGTCTCTACAAAAGAGAAGCTCCATGCTAAGTATTGTTGGACGTCTATACCGGAGAGAATCACCCGTACGTACCCTCTCGATGCGTATTTCTTCGCTTCGTTAGGGCATGTATGCGACCACTATAGAGACTATTCTCATATTGGTGATCAGGAACTTTCGGCCAAGGTTGTCCTTGTTCCGAAAGATTCTAGAGGTCCGCGCCTAATCTCTTGCGAACCATTGGCTTTCCAATGGATTCAGCAAGGTTTAGGTCGTTCAGTTGTCAGGCACTTGGAGTCCCACCCTTTGACAAGGTGGAACATCCACTTCACTGATCAGCAACCGAATCGCTTCGGGGCCCTTCACGGGTCCTCACGCGGTAAGTATGCTACACTCGACCTCAATGAGGCGAGTGATCGCATCTCGGTGGGATTAGTTCGTCTGCTGTTTCCAGAACCCTTGTTAGGGGCCCTGTTAAACAGTAGATCTCTGTCCACTGTTCTTCCGGGCGGAGAAGTTAAGAACCTGAACAAGTATGCTCCTATGGGATCAGCTTTATGCTTTCCCGTATTAGCTACTATTGTTTGGGCCCTTCTCTCTGCCGCAGAACTCGATGCAGATGCCAGAGATGGCATTCTTGTGTACGGTGATGATGTAATTGTACAGACGGCGAAAGCCGAGAGCGCAATTAAACTTCTCGAAGCATTTGGTTTAAAGATAAACCGTGCTAAGAGTTGCACCAAAGGACTCTTTCGAGAGTCATGTGGCCTAGATGCCTTTGCAGGCACCGAAGTCACACCTGTTCGTATTAGAACAGTATGGGCATCTCATCCGTCGTCGAACGTTTATGAAAGCTGGATAGCTTATGCTAATCAGTATTTTCATAGACGTTGCTACTCAACTTACGAGTATATCGTAAGCTTATTAACCCCAATATACGGGCTAATACCGGAAAAGTCCATGGCTTTGCCATGTCCTTCTCTTGAGTTTGCACCGGAGGCGTTCCGTGGCTTAAAGACTCGTTGGAATTCTAACCTTCAAAAGTTAGAGTATTCCGTACGAGTCCCGGCCACACGGCATATTAGAAAGGAAATAGACGGTTGGAGTATGCTTCTGCGATTTTTCGCAGAAACAGCTTCCGAACAGTCCCCTTTCATGCCGAATGATACACCTCGCAGACGCGGTGAACCGGATTACGACGAATATTTTCGTCGTCCGTTCTCCGTTCGTGAGTACACCAAAAGGGGTACATCTAAACTAATTAGGAGATGGGTTTCACCAG